CTTACTACTTAGGAAAAGTAGCTAGACATAATGGAGACTGCACTGTTGTAACTCCATCTGAGGCATTAGTAGGTATCTTGGAGAGATATGGAGAGACAGAAGTGGATGTGGCTAGAGATCTTATTATTCATGCTAGTAATGCTATGGGAATTACCTATGATCCAGTGCTGAGAGACAGTGTGGATGCGGCGACCTCTTAGGAGTAGAGTAGATGACAGAAAGTAACAAGTCTCAGGTTCCTCTTAATAAGGCTTCTACACTTCCAGCAAAAGGAGATCGCGCCCCCGCTCCAGACTTTACTCTAGAGAAAGAGTCAGTTCCTCCAGTTAACAGAGATGTTCCTTATGTCTCTCAGGAAACTAGACTTCTAAATTGCACTATGGGTAACTGGGATGGAGAGCCTACAGCTTATTCTTATAGATGGACTGTAGGCGGTGAGGTATATCTACCATCTGATACTTCTACTTACCTTGTTGTAGCAGAAGATACTGGTAAGACTGCTAGTTGTATAGTAATAGCTACTAATGCTGCTGGTTCTACAGAAGCTCCTCCATCTAATGAGGTAGTAATAGCTCCTTATGTAGATAATACTCTTCCTCTTACTCCTAGGGAAACTCTCCAATCAGTAGAAATGAAGTATTATATTAATAAACGTGGACACTCTTATGCGGCTACTAAACCAGAACAGCCTCAAGATCAGAGAATACTATTTCCATCAGAAGATGCTATTAGACACATGAGTCAAGATTCTGCTGGTAACCCTATTGATCCTCTATTTGAGCCTGCTGCGCCTACGACTACCTCTACAGGAGTGCAGAACACTACTACTGCTGCTTCCGGCGGAAATACTAGAGTAAGTGGCGGAGGAAGGAAATGAGTGGATCTGTTAATCCTACTGGTCCATTTCCTCCGTCTGGTAATGCCAGAAACTATGGAGTTAATTTCTTCATTTTCTCCACTAATACCTATCCTATGCAGATGATAGCTGCTACTACTGACATTAGGAGTGATCCTCCGCAATTCCAGTATATTCCATTTCCATCTCAAGGGCTTATGGATTATTTTGACTATCTGCTAGGAGCCTCTTCTTCTACTACTCCACAGCAGTGGACTGATTGTATTGAAGACTCCTTTATGGCTGGAACTAATGGAACTGGTGGAGCTATGGTATTTCCAGCGTAGAAGAGGGAAAGAGGGAGGCTACAGTGGCTTATGGAATTGACCAGTTTATCTTTGTAACTGCGCGCCAACAAATGTATTATAACACTACTGGAACTCTCTTGAATCTCTTCGAGGATCAGTTTCTAGTATCTGCTAGTGATGGACTTCTAGCTTACTTCACTCCTATTGCAGAGAATACAGTAGAGGATATTAGAGATTGTTATGATGGAGCTTTCTATAATGGAACTGCTGCACTAGGAACTGGCGGTCCATATAATGGATAGTCTTCTTTTTCTAGAAGATATTATTATTCCTGGACTCTCAGGGTTGGAGAGACTTAGTAGGGGCGCGATCCTTAATTCTACTGTTGCACAACGCTTTATGTTAACTATTGCACTACAGGAAAGTGGCCCTAAGTTAGAAGCTAGATATCAAAGATATCCATCTATTACTCCCGGACCTGCGAGAGGCTGGTGGCAATTTGAGCAAGGTGGAGGTGTTTACGGTGTGCTCAATCATCATGCTACTTCTTCTATTGCAAGAACTATTTGTAAGGAGTTTTCAGTAGATACTAATGTAGCTGCTGTATGGAGGACATTGGAGGGCCATGATCTCCTATCTACCATGTTCGCGCGCCTACTAATCTACTCTGATCCAGAGCCTATTCCAACTAATGCAGAAGCTGGTTGGGACTACTATCTACGAACTTGGAGACCAGGTGCTCCACATGAAATTACCTGGCATCCTAACTGGTCTATAGCTGCTGAAACAGTAGGTATTTCTGTGTGAGAACCAAAGATGGCAATAGATAAACAGCAAGTAAAGGAGTTACTAGGGAATGGACTTCCTGTTTCGGTTGTCGCTAGTGCTGTCGGTTGCACTGACTCCTATATTACTCAGTTGTTGGCAGATGAAGAGTTTTCAGCGGAAGTTGCTAGGCTTAGAGTAGTAGCACTACAGGCTAATAATCAGAGAGATGGAAGTATTAATGGAATAGAGGATACCCTGATTAGTAAACTGAAAGAGGGAGTAGAGAGTGGATTCTTCTACAAACCAAGAGATCTACTACACGCCTTTGCAGTTGTCAATGGTGCTAAACGCCGCGGCACGGTTAATGCGGACAGTGCGACGCTGCAAAACACTACCGTTATCAACCTCACAATACCAGCTGCTGTTGCTAGACGTTTTACAATTGATAGTAGAGGAGAAGTCCTCCAAGTTGATGAACAGACCTTAGTTACTATGCCTACAGGTCAGCTTCTTTCTTCAGTAGGAAGTAGAACAGGAAGAGAGGAGAAGTATAGAGAGATTAAGAATCGGTTAATGCATGATGTGAGAGATAGAGGAGATGAGAATGTCTCTTAAGGAAATGAAAGAGAAGGAGATTGAGAAGGCGCGCGATCTCCTTTCTACCCTTTCTACACTCCTACCTAAGAAGAAATAATGCCACGTAATACTACTCTTGGTGTAGAGGGTGGATACAGTGGACGAGATGATCGCTACTGGGACGATAAACTTGGTATTAATGACTCTCTACACAAGCAGATAATTGACGAAGATGCAGAGGCTGCTAAGAATGCCGCGTCCTTACATAGTCTAAGCTTTGATGCAGGAGAAGTAAGAGCTCTTGCAAAACAAGATCTTAACTTTCTAGCTGGTCTAGCTATACCTACAGTCTTTGAGCATGAATTTCCTCCTATTCACTTAGCTATATGGGACTTCCTACTACAAAATGTCGCTAAGATACATACTAGTCCTAAGCTTGCTGTTGGTATTCCTAGAGGTCATGGCAAGACTACTCAAATTAAGCTATTCATCCTTTACTGCATTCTCTATACTCGTGTGCGCTTTATTCTGGTTACTTGTTCTACTGAACCACATGCAATGAATGTATTGGCAGATGTGGAAGATATGCTTAATGAGCCTAACATTATTGCTACTTATGGTGATTGGAAGTTGGGTCTTGAGACTAATACTAAGGGAATTAAGAAGTTTGGATTTCTCGGACGGAACATCATTCTGGCAGCAATTGGAGCGGAGGGATCACTACGAGGACTTAACTTAAAGAATGAACGTCCGGATATTATGATCTTTGATGATATTCAAACTAAGGAGTGCTCAGAGAGCTTTACTATGTCCGGCGCGCTTGAAAGGTGGATGATAGGAACCGCCATGAAAGCTCGCTCTCCAAGAGGCTGTCTCTATGTATTTCTCGGTAATATGTATCCTGGACCTAATAGTATTCTACGGAAGCTACGGGATAATCCTACTTGGATTAAGTTTGTATCCGGCGCAATCTTGGCAGATGGAAGTGCTATATGGCCTGCTCTTAGGTCTATTGACTCTCTTATTGATGAATTTGACAATGATATTAGTATGGGTCATCCGGAGATTTTTCTATCTGAGGTAATGAATGATGTTGAGGTGGGGATTAACACCTCTACTGATCTAGCTCAGATTAAAGTATGGCCTTGGAAAGCTCATGAATTACCTCAAGGGAAGTTCATTATAGTAGATCCTTCTTCTAATAAGAAAGGTGGAGATAATGTAGCTATTGGGCTGTTTGAAGTTTATGATGCTACTCCTGCACTTAAGCAGGTAAGTGAGGAGAGGTTAAGTCCAGGGAATACTATTAGGCGCGCGCTCCTGTTAGCTCTGGAAAATAAAGTTAGGTTAATAGCAGTTGAAAGCACTGCATTTCAGTATACTCTACTCTATTGGTTTGAACAGATTTCACAGCAGCTAGGAATAGATGGAATTAATTTTGTTCCTATCTATACTGGCTCCTACAGTAAGAACAGTAGAATAGCTGATATGCTTAAGAAGCTAACTCAGGGAGAGCTAGTTCTACATGATGATGTTAGAAACAGAGTAGTTCATCAAATTGTTAACTGGAATCCTATGAAGAGAGATAATGTAGATGATATTCTAGATCTCCTAAGCTACAGCGATAGAGTAATGGAACTCTATGGTATGGAGATGATGACAGATATAGAGGCATTTGTAATTGAGAGTCATATCGGAGATACTGACGTTGATGCTCCGAATTACGCCTTTTAAGGAAGCAGAATGCCACCTCCAACGCAGTTAGTTATTAAAGAAGATAGCGATCAAGAGAGAGCAGTAGTTCACTATGCTTCTCGTGCTCAAGAGATGCTGCTTAATCAGTTCAGTATGAGGGAAGTCTTAGCTGAAGCTGATAGACTTTATATGAGAGAGAAGAACTGGACACAAGAGGAATGGAATGCGCGGCTAGCTAATAAGTATGGAGATGCACATAAGTTCCGGGATGTAACTGTTCCTATTGTTATGCCGCAAGTGAAGAGTGCTCTAGGGTATATGACTAATGTCTTTCTAACTGGCTACCCAATTTTCGGAGTTACTGCAAGTCCGCAGTATGAAGATGCAGCCATGCAGCTTGAGTCTATTATAGCAGAGAATCAAGAGACTGCTATGTGGGCGCGCGAGCTAATGATGTTCTTCTCTGACGGCCTTAAATACAATATTCATGCAGTGGAATGTGAGTGGGAATCTAGAGCAGTTTATAATATCACTAGTGATATCTCTCAACCAAGTGGCGCGAAGCCTAATAAAGTCACTTGGAAGGGTAATGTAATCAAAAGAATGGACTTATATAACACCTTCTGGGATCCTAGAATAGCTCCAGCAGATATGTGTAGGAAAGGAGAATTTGCAGGCTATAATGATGTATGCACACGAGTCCAATTAATGGACATGATAGAGTCACTTAAGGCCAGCGCGGCCATATCACAATCTACTATTGATCGTTGTATTACTAGCTCTCCAGCAGCTGGTGTTACTAGTGCTGGTATTGGACCTTACTCTTACTATGTTCCTCTAATTAATCCTTATCCAGCAATGCTACAGAACCGCTCTCGTGCATTCGACTGGATGAGTTGGGCTATGAATGTTCCATTTATGCAAGGCGGAGAAACAAATTACGCTAATGCCTACATAATTACTAAACTCTATGCTAGGATAATTCCCTACACTATGGGCTTTAATGTTCCAGAGCCTATGGTGCCTCAGGTGTGGAAGTTTATTGTAGTTAATGGAAAGGTAGTTCTCTATGCTGAGAGACAGAGTAATGCTCACAATATGCTCCCTATCTTCTTCGGTCAGCCGTTGGAAGATGGGCTTAACTACCAAACTAAAAGCTTTGCATACGATGTGGAGGATATGCAGCAAGTTGCTTCTGCCCTCTGGAACGGCTTCATTGCTAGTAAGCGAAGGCTCGTTACCGATAGAGTCATATATGATCCACTGCGGATCAGGAAAGACGACATTAATAGTTCAAATCCATCTGCTAAAATTCCTGTCAGACCAGGAGCTTACGGAAAGCCAGTTGGAGAGAGTGTCTACCAATTCCCTTATCACGACGAGAATGCTTCATCGTTTATTCAAGCAGCGGATCTTATTACGAAGTATGCTAACCTCATAAATGGACAGAACCCTGCACAACAGGGACAGTTTGTGAAAGGGAATAAGACTAAGCATGAGTATGAAGATGTAATGGGTCACGGCAATGTAATGAATCAAATGATGGCTATTATGACAGAGAATCAGGTATTCACGCCGCTGAAGCAGTGTATTAAGCTTAATATTCTACAGTTTATGGATGACTCTACTGTCTATAATAAGAACCAGCAGCAAGATGTAGAAGTTAAGATGGATGTTATTAGGCAAGCTGCTATTAACTTCAAAGTAAGTGATGGTATTATTCCAGCAGATAAGTTGATGAGTGAGGATGAATTTGCTAATGCACTGCAAGCGATAGCCAGTAGTCCACAGATAGGTCAAGGCTATAATATAGCTCCTATGTTCTCTTACATTATGAAGACTAGAGGTGCAGATCTCACTCCATTTGAGAAACCACAAGCTCAGGTGCAATATGAACAACAAATGCAAGCTTGGCAACAGGCAGCAGCTCTCGCAGCACAGAAAGGAACTGCATTTAATACTCCTATGCCACAGCCGCCTCAAGTTCCACCTAATCAAACTTCTGGAACTACTCCAGGACCCGGAAATGCTACTAACGGAACTACAGCGCCAGGAAGCAGAACTATCGCTCCAGGCCCTAATACAGGCGCTACAAACAGCAATGCACTCATGTCAACGCCTCCAGCAGGAACTGGAGATTAGCTATGAAGAAGTATTATGTTTACGTTATGGCTAATTGCAGCAACACATTGGATGTTACTGCATGGAGTAGAGAATCAAAGTTATTGGGTTAACATGGAACAAGTTACTACTTTGCGGCGACCTAATCCTAGAGATTTAGAAAAAGGTTTTGTCAAAGGAGTGCAATGTATAGTTACTATGAATGATGGAAAGTTTGTATCAGTTACTGAGACTTGTGAGGTAGTCTATCAACTTATTGCAACTGGAAAGTGACTGATGAGCACTACAGAAACTAATAGCTTTACTTCTTACTCTTTCAGTAAAGAAGAGTATCCTCTAGCAGTTACTTTCTCTGAGCTTCAGCTACAGCATATTCAAACCCAGCTAGCTCTCTACGCGGAACAGAAGATAAGCATTAGTGCAGAGACCTATGTTAGTCCAGAGATGTTTGTTAGGAATCATGAGTATCATAGAGGTCTATGTGATGGAATGAGGTTTCTAATAGAACTACATACTGCGTATAGAGATAGTAGGACTGAGGAAGAGCAGAAAGTAGCTGCTAGTCAAGAAGAAGATTGGATGTCAAAAGTTCAGAACAGAATGAGGGATGAAGATGGGACTCCTTGATATCATTAATGGCTTTCGTGGCGGCGCATCTGTTAATCCAGCAACAGCGCCAGTAGCAGCTGATAGTGGGGCCGCGCTCACTAATACTACTGTTCCATCAAGCTCAACTAAGGGGAGTGATGGAAGTGTCCTTGCAATGCCGTCTACACAAGATAATAAGGGAGCCGCGGACCCACTAGATGGCTATAAAGATCTATGGCTTCCTAATACTACTAAAGATGCAGCTGGAAACAATGTTCCTGTAAATACTACTAAGCCTACTATGACACCTATTATGAACATTGATTCTGCTAAGATATTAGAGTCCGCGCGCCAACTGGACTTTACTAAAGGTATGAACCCTGAGCTTCTCTCCAAAGCTGGAAAAGGAGATGTAGAAGCTCTAGCTACTATCATTAACACTGCTACTCAGAATGCTTATGCACAAGGAGCTATGGCAACTGCTGGTATTGTGCAGTCTGCTATGACATTGCAGGAGCAGAATTTCAACAGCAAAGTAATGCCAGATATTCTCCGGCGTCACGCTATTAGCACTACTGTTGGAGAAAGCTCTCTTGCTTCTAATCCAGCAGCTGCGCCACTACTTTCAACTATAGAGCAACAATTAACGACTAAGTATCCTACTGCTAGTCCTGCTGAGATTAAGAAACATGCAGAGACTTATCTCTCGGGACTAGCAGTAGAGATTGTTAGAGGAAATGGCGGCACAGTTGTGGGAAAAGAAGCTACTGATACTTTCAATCCTATGAGTAGAGGTGCAGAACAGGATTGGGAGCAATACTTTGGCGTGTCTACAACAACTCAAGCCGCATGAAGGAGTAGAGTAAATGGCTGGTGTAAATCAGGTTGTTCGTGGTCCTGGTGGATTGGAAAGAGGACTACATCCTGGCGACAGTGTTCTTCTTTCTAAGAGTATTACTACTATCTCTACAGTAGGTGCTGGAGTTTGGACAGCAGCCGCTATGTGCTCAGGTTATATTCGTAGAACTGGTCCAACAGCAGGATATACTGACACTACAGATACTGCAAATAATGTTATTAATCAGCTGAAAGGTAATTCTGTTGCTCCTGCTACTATGGTCGGTCTCTCACTAGAGTTCACTGTTGCAAATACAGTAGCCTTTCTTAATACTGTTGCTGCTGGTAGAGGAGTTGTTCTAGGAAGTTTGGGAGGTGTGCTTAATATTCCTGTTTCTGGCTCTAAAGACTTTCTTCTTACTATTCAGAATGACAGTCCAGAAGTAACAGTTCAAGGTGTTGCAACTGGTAATACTGTGTTTACTTTCTCACAGCCTCCAGGACAGTCTGCATTTCCTATGGGTCCTGCTCCGGGAGCTCTTAATATTACTCCTGGTATGATTATTAGTCTTGGTAGTGGAACTGGCGGTCCTGCTGCTGGCTCTACAGTTACAGGTCTTGTTCTTGGTCAGGGAGGTATTATTGGTGTAAGGTGCAGCGTTAATATTGCTGCAACTGTTACAGGACTTATCTTTAGTCCTAAGATGGAACTTAATAATGTTGGTCTTGATTAGTAGTTACCTCCTTCCTCCCTTTCTCTTCTTCCAAGTAGGAAACACAGTAGATGACAACAGGAATTTTCAACTCCAATCTCGTAACTCAAGACCTCGCACGCAAGAGTTTTGCAGGTATGATTACAAGACTTATGCCTAATGGCACTGCGCCGTTGTTTGGTCTCACTTCTATGCTCTCCAGCGAGACTGCACTACAGCCGGAACATGGCTTCTTCACTAAGACTATGCTATTTCCTCAGCTTACTCTTGCTGCTGCTGTAGCTGTTGGAGATACTGTTTTTACAGTAACTAGCACTGCTAATTCTCTTCCTGGTATGGTCATGCGAGCAGATCAAACTGGAGAGAATATTCTCATTAACTCTATCCTCTCTCCGACTCAGGTAGCTGTGCAGCGAGGCATTGGTGGAGCTACTGTAGCAGCAATTAATAATGCTACTAATCTCTATCAGGTTGGAACTGCATTTGAGGAATCCAGTCTCCGGCCAAATGCTCTCCAGATTAATCCAGTCCGAGTGACTAATCTCACTCAGATCTTCCGTAATACTTGGGCAATTTCTGACTCAGTAAGAAGCACTCAGATGATTGCTGGTGATACTAACATCGCTGAAAACCGGCAGGATTGTGCAGCTTTCCATGCAGCAGATATCGAGAAGGCTATCTTCTGGGGACAGAAGTATTCTGGTTCTAGGAATGGCCAGCCTCTTCGTGCTATGGATGGTATTTATAGTATTGTTTCTAATCTCGCCTATTATCCTCCTAGCTATGCTGCTGCTAATGTCACTGTTGCTGGCGGCACTACAAACTATACTCAGTTTGAAGCGGCATTTGATCCAGTCTTCAATCAGGCTACTGATCCGAAAGTAGCTAATGAGCGAGTGATGTTTGTTGGTGGTGCTGCTAAGAAAGTCATCAACAACATTGGCCGTCTTAATGGCACTTACTACATGGTCGATGGACAGACCTCTTGGGGATTGCAGTTTTCTACAATTAAGATTGCTCGTGGCACTTTCAGAATTATTGAACATCCTCTCTTTAATACTAACCCCAGCTGGTCGAAAACAGCTTTTGCAGTTGATCTCTCATCCTTCAATCTTGCCTATCTTGGAGATAGGAAGACTCAGAATAAAGAGTTCAACATGATGGGTAATGATGCTGCTGACAACGGCATTGATGCTGTTGGTGGAACTCTTACATCGGAGCTTACCACTATCATCAGGAACCCTCCTGCATTTGGAATTATGACCAATCTCACCGCTGCTGCCGCAGGATAGATGTGTCGCTCTATTCTACGGTTCTGCAACCGTGTGATTACCGAGCGGCGCAGAATTCGGTAATACAATCTCTCTAAACTAGTAGCAAAAAGGATCGCGCCACATGAGCTATAGTTCTCTCCCCTCTGGTAGTATTGGAGGTGTTGATCCTCTAGTTGGAACTGCGGAAAATCCTACACTTAGACCTCATGTTCCACCACTTACAACTATGACACCTCCATCACCTGTTAGCTATGCTACAGAGAGTAAAGCATATATCTGTAGTGTAGCTAACGCCTCTTTTCATAGGAAAGATGGAACTAGAGTAGGCTTCCGTTTTGGTTTCTTGGAGACTAATCTAGTTCCAACAATAGAATATCTTGATGAAGAGATCAGGAGTGGTAATACTTACCTTCGTTATGCCACTTCTGATGAGGTTCTTGAAGCTAGGATGAGACTTGATCCTATTGGGACTATTAGAGAGAAAGTCCGAGATGAGTTGGAAGCAGAGTTGAGAGTTAAGTTAGAGGTGGAGATTAGAGAGAAGCTAGGTATGCTCTCTGATCTGCGGAGTTCTCCACAAGAGAAGGAAGTAGAGAGAAGCAATGGGGACGCGGCTAAGTTAGATGCTACTTCTGCACTCCAGAAACTAGCTGTTCTGAAGCAGTCCATTAAAACAGACAATGCAACAGTTATTATGGATGCGCCTAAGCCTGTTCTACAAGGAATTGCCAGCACGGCAGCAATAGTGGGAGCGGCGAAAGGAGAGTGAGAGATGAGTGGAACTCCTGTAATCAAGGGCTACAGAGACCTAGGACAGGATGAGATAGACCTCATTAATGAGGGTAAGGAACTCGGTATTCTAATGGAAGGATATCTTGCTAAAGTAGATAGCTTTAATGGGCTAGGAGCTAAGATAGATAAACGCTGGTTAGCTATTGGTCGCACAGAGCTACAACAGGGTCTGATGGCAGTAATTAGAAGCATCGCGCGCCCCACTACATTCTAATAAATGGTAGCACGTATTGATATATCTATTAATATTGCTCTAATTCTTAGCATAGTGGGTGGAATTATCTTTATTGCTCAGAAGATACAGAAGATAGAGGATAATATAATATTTGAAACTACTCAAAGAGCAGATGAGGATAAGAATAGAGAAGATAAGTTACTATTAATACATAGTCATTTAGCAGAAGATTTAAAACAGTTACAGTCTGAAGTAGAAAGACTTAGAACAGAGTTCTCTATACCAAGAGAGAAGAAGATCTTAGATGATTGGAGAAGGAATAAGTAGATCATGTATGTTATTCTCATTGTCATAGTCCTCTTTCTACTGCTTGGTGGGGGAGGTTACTACTATGGCTCTGGAGCCGGCTGGGGACCTTATCATTATGGTGGTGGAGGTCTTGGACTTATTCTCCTAATAATAGTTATCTTGGTTCTTTTCGGAAGGCTCTAAGGAACTAAAGATGAACTTCCAAGAGCTTGTGAATGCTGTAGTTACTGATACCAACAGACCAGATATGGACTCATCTCAAGGCGGAGATGGTCAGATACAGCAGGCTGTTATCAGAGCTACAGCATATCTACATGGTATTGACTACTTCCTTAAAGATATCAAGGAAGTAACAGTTCAGTTTGATAAGCTAGCTTATATACAGGTTCTAGATACCTCAGCTCTCCCTCGTTATAGATCTCTTTCCTACGCTAGAAAGAATGATCCTACTCTCTCTACATTTCAGCAGAACCCTACAATCCTCCCGCCTCTTATGAATAACCAAGGTGCAGTTAATTTCAAAGAATCTATGGCTATGTTTACTGTTGTTAATGTAGATAAGATCTTTGATATCTACGGTTACGAGAGTGAGAGAATGAATGTTATGTATCAAGCTGGTAGGAATGTTAACTTTAAGTCTCCATCAGCTTTCCAGAATGTTCTCTTTGCCTATTACCAGTATCCTGTAGCAGATAGCACTAATAATGGAGCTAACTACCAGAGTTGGATTGCAGAAGAATTTCCATTTGCTATTATCTCAGTAGCTATCTCTAACATCTTCAATAATACTGGTAAGCAGGATGCAGCTAGGAAATATGATGCTCCAGATGGGCAGATAGCTCTCTGGACTAGGAATCTTCTACTTTCCAACATCGAGATGCAAGGAAGATAAGAGAATGGCAGAGTCAACAGTCTGGACACAACTAGCTAGTCCTAACTCTCCTGCTGGTTCTGTTCCTTTTGTAGATGATGATAATGTCTCCATTACTACAGATGTTCTTAATCTTAAGTATACTAAAGCAGAGACTACTACTAATCTAACTGGCTCCT